AAATGTAAATCAACAAGCTTTAGATCAACTAAATTGGAATGAAGATGTTGATAAATGGACTCTTGGAACATCAAATTCACAAGCACCATTTATGGTAGATTTAGTAGGACATAATTTGATCGATATTATAAGTCCTCAGGTTAATTTCTTAAGTTATGATGTTAGTGTAGATGACACAACAATACATAGTTACATAGCAATTTCTGCTTATCCTACGGGAGATGTTACAAAAAGACAATTTAAAATTGACGTATCTTCATACGCAGCTAATGTAACTGTGGGTTCTTTAATTAAAAAATCTGTTGAAGATATTCCAGGTGTAACTTATGTTACAGAGAAATGGTACGATGGTTCAACTTATATAATTCAAACTGCTGAAGCAGTAGATGCAGGAACAGTAGCGGTTCAAAAACCTATAGATGATCCTTCTATTGCAACATCATATAAATTCATAAAACTTAATGGATTAAATCTTACATACAGACACTTACCAGGTTATGATACTAATGGAGCTCCTAATGCAGAAGAAGGACTTAAAAAGATTTATGGAATATTAATAAATGATTCTGGAGTTAATAGAGGATTACTTAATCCAGATATGATTAATTATCGTTATATCGTTGATACAATGGCATATGGTCTTCAACCTGAAATGGGTGGAAAAGCATATCTTTCAATGTTAGCTAAAGCTCGTGGAAAGACTACTGCTATTCTTAGTGCTCCTGCAATTTCTCAATTTGCGTCTTCAACTAATCCTTATTTTTGTGATACATTTGTAAGTGGAGTAGATCCTATTCCATCATTTAATACGGAGTATATTGCTCAAGGTGGTAATCCTGACATGCCAAGATCATTTAGATTTAGTTTTCCAACAGAAGATGACGGCGCTAAATACACAGGTGTATTTGGACCATTTTTACAATATGATGAAGGTGGAAAAATTATTAATGTTCCACCGGCTGCAGATGTAGCAAATGCATACGTAAGAAAATTTTTAGGTGGTAATCCTTTTGCAATTGTAGCCAATAGAAACGGTGTTCTTTCAAATCCAAATCTTACAGGTGTTGAATATATGATTGATAAAATTGATAGAGATAATCTAGAACCTTTTGGATACAACTCAATTATTATGAGACCAACTACTGGACAAATAATGATTTATTGCAATACTACAGCATTTCAACTTGTTAAGAGTGATTTCAATAATCTTCATGTTAGAGAATTACTTAATACAATAGAAATACAGGTTGAAGAAGTATTAAAACAATATGTATTTGATTTTAATAATCCAGTAACTAGATTAAATATAATTAATTCAATTACTCCGATACTTCAAACTATTCAAGATGCAGGTGCATTAAGCAAATACGATGTTGTTATGGATGAAACTAATAATACTCCAGACATTATAGCTGATGGATTTGGAATAATTGATATTGGTGTTTGGGTAACTGGCGCTCTTACTAAAATTGTTAATAGAATTACTGTTAATAAAAATGCAGGAGTTAGCTCAGGCGGATTTGTATTTTAATAAATAAAATAAAATAAATTAACAAAGATGGCAGATTTCACATCACAAGGCTCATTCGGCTTATCACATTTTAGAAATTCTCGTGCATCGCAGGAATTATTTGAACCGGTATATTTAAACTTGTTCACGATACAGATTCAATTGCCTGAGGGTGTTGGTTCAATTCCAGAGAATACTAATCTTTTGTTAGAGAATGTACAAAAAATTTCTGGCTTAATTTCTCATAAATTTCCTACAGCTCTAATATCACAGTATTACAAATGGGCAGTTAGAAGGTTTGTAGGTGCTAAACCAGATAACACCTTTATGGATTTAACAATAGATTTTGAAGTTAACATAGATAAAACTCAAAGTGCTTACGTACTTAAAACTCTTCGTAAATGGGCAGATTTAGCATATGATCCGCTTACTGGTCGTACCGGTATTAAAGCTGATTATGTTGCTCCTTGGATGTTAATTACAATGTATGATAGAGCAGCAAGACCATTCTGGCAATGGAAATGCTACAATGTATTCCCAATGACAGTATTACCGGCTCCTGAATTAGATTATCAAGCAACTGATGTTTACAAAATAACAGGATTTGGAATAGGTGTCGATATGTGGGATGAAACAATTGTATAATAAATTATTAAGTGAAAAGATTAGTAAAAGAAAGTTTAGTAGAAGAACGATGGGTATCAACAGATACAGGTGCAGAACGTTATGCTAATTATCAATCTATTACTCCTGAATTAAAAGATGAAGATATTAAGGAAATGATTCCTCCTACTACAATCAAACTTTCTCCTGAAGAATTTAATAATTATGTCGAAAATTTAATACAGATGATTCCAAAATCTCCTATGTTAGCAATATATGTATTTAAAGAAGTAATGAAAGAACATCCGTATTTAAGTAAAAAACCAATAGGATTTAAAACAACAAATCCGTATGAACCTATAATAAATAAATTCTTAAAAAAATTTAAACCGTTAGAACATTAAAAATACTAAAAAGGATAAAGAAATTTATTCTTTTTTTATGAAACTTTGTCAGTTTTGTGTGATATTATAATATATACTATAAATAATATATAAATATGACACTGGAAAGCCCCGAAAACGAAAAGATTCTTAAAGAATATGCTGAAAAGCAAGAAAATCCATCTTCTGTATCTCAAGTTGGACCAAAAATAACAGAAATACCTGGAACTAAACTTCCTTGGGAAAAAGAACTTCCTATAGCAAATCAAATTGGTTGGATTCCTCTTCCTATTGCAGATCTCCCTACAAGAGGATTATTTTATCCCGCAGAAACTTCTATAGCAATTCGTTCAGCTGCTGGCGCAGAAATTAGACATTGGTCAACTTTACAAGAAGAAGATCTTTCATCTCTTGATGATATGCTTAACTATGTTATTGAACGTTGTGTTACAATTAAAAGTACCAATGATGAAGGTGTACGTTTATCTTGGAAAGACATTAAAGAAGTAGATAGATTTTACATTCTTTTAGCAATACATGAATTAACATTTCCTAATGGAGAAAATAAACTTCAAGTTAAACTTTCTGATACAAAAAAAATAGATGTTAAAAAAGATATGGTAAATTATATTTCACTTGATCCTAAGTTAATGCAATACTATGATGATGTTGAAAGATGTTTTGTTCTTAAAATAAAGGGTGGAAAAACAATAAAATTAGATATTCCTAGTGTTGGAGTAACACAATGGCTTAAAAATTACATAATTAGAAATCAAAGAGCACAACAACCTATTGATGAAGATTATTTATCATTTGCACCATTTATTATTAGAAATTGGAGAGGATTATCAGAAGATACGTATAATAAATTTGTTGAAGATTCTCATCGATGGGATATTACAGCAATATCTCTAATGGTTCATGTTAAAAAACTTTTCAGCGATACAATAAATCCTGTTGTTAAATTTACTGATGAAGGAGGTGTGGAGCAAACAGCTCCTCTTAACTTTCAAGGCGGGATTAAATCTATTTTCCTTATTTCAGATCCATTTGGACAATTGGAATAAAATTGAATTTATATTTTCTCATAAACTTCATATTTCACCTATAGATCTTCAACAACTTGAGTTTTATAGAATTCAGTATCTTCTAAAAGAATATGAAGAATATATTCAAAAAGAAAATGAAGAATATGAAAAACAAAAAAAAGAAGCAGAAAGAAAATCCAAATCTACATCAATAGGACAATCAAATTATGGAGGAATTAAAATTCCTAAAGTTGAAATGCCTAAAATGGATATACCAAAATTTAATATGCCTAAATACTAAGACGCGAAAGCGTCTTTTGTTATTTTATAAAGATATATAAAATAAATTTATCTTACAAATGGCAAAAACCTCTCCGGAATTATTATCAGATATATTAGGTGTATTGGGACAAATTAATACTAAATTAGATGCTATGAAGAGCGGTACAGAAACTAAAACTGCAGCCGGTCCAGAAAATAAAGCATCAAAAGGAATGGGTTTAAATTTAAATGAATTTGCACAAGATAAAAAGAAAAATGATAGTATAAGAGATACTGCTGATGCAATTAAAATATTATCATCTGCTTTAGGACCATTATCTTCAGGCCTTATGAAATTTGGTTTAGTCCCTAAAATGTTTAAAACATCTATCAAAAATTTTTTAACAGATATATTACAAATAGGAACACCCGAAGCAGCGATAAAAGCAAAAACAGCAGCAGAATCTATGGCAATTCTTGGAGATGCTTTACCTAAATTAGCTAAAGGAGTTTTTAGATTTGGTATAATGTCACAACTTGGATTAGTTGCAGCCACATGTGCAGGTATTGATATGTTAATGGTTACATTAGCAGCAGCTGGAGCTGCAGGAAATGCACCATTATTAGCCGGCGCAGCAGCTTTAGCTGCAGTAGGCGTTGCATTAAATGGAATAGCTAATGTGTTAAAAAGCATAGCAGTAGTAGTTTTAGCGTTTGCCGCAGCTATTGTTATAATGGTTGGCGCTATATTTTTAGCAAAAAAATTATTTCATGTTGGACCATTAGCAGCCATGGGTATTATAGTAGCATCTATTGCAATTCTTGCTGGTGGATTTGCACTTATAGGAATGTTATCTCCTTTAATAACAGGTGCTGGAATTGCTATAACAGCTATGGGAATAGGTTTAGGACTTTTAGGAATAGGCTTATTAGCGTTTGTAGGTTCTATTGCTCTAATAAATAAAATAACAGGATCTCAGGAAAAAACTGATGCAGCTATTAAATCAGCATTGCGTTCTACGATGTTAATTAGTTTGTTATTTGCGGGCTTAGGTTTAATTGGAGGCCTTATTAGAAAAGGTGGCGATGCTGTTCAACATATGGGAAAAGGCATGATGTTTTTAGCAGGAGGATTATTGTTATTAGGTGGAACAATGGCATTATTAAATTTGATGAAAGTAGATCTTGGAGAAATGCTACCTTCATTAGCTAGAGGATTAGCGATATTAGGCTTAACATTTGCAGGAATAGGTTTATTTAGTCCACTTATATTAATGGGAACTGCTGCTCTTCTTGCTATTTCTATATCAATAGGTTTATTTTCATTAATTTCATTAGGCATAGGAGCAATAATTACTAAGCTTGGCGGAGAAAAAGGATTATCTGTTATGACGGATAATATAAGTTTATTAATTTCTTCAGTATTAAAAGGTGTAATACATGGTGTTTCTAATGGTTTATTAGGAGAACCTGGCGATCGTCCAGAAAGTTTTTTTGGAAAAGTTGGTAAAATTGTAAAAAACGTAGGAATCTTAATAGGGTCAATAGGATTATTAATGGGGGTTTCTTATGCTCTTGTTTATTTCGCTTTTGCATTAAAAGCATTTACGCATGCAGGTATTATAAAAACTGTAATAGGTTATAAACCTAATGGTGATCCAATTTTTGGAGAATCAGTTAATGTAATTTCTGCAGGAGAAAATATAGCCAAATCAATAGGATCATTTTTTACAACTTTAACTAAAACATTTAAAGATCCTACTATTATTCCTAATAATGAAGATACTGAAAAAATAGTAGATATTTTAATGGGAAATCAAGGATTTAGAATATTAGGTATACGTTGGGCTGGCAAAAAACGTCCAGGCTTAATAGATGCATTATCTAAATTTGCAAATTTAATTTCTATATTTGCTAAAGTAAATAAAATACCTATATATGATATAGATGCTAACGGAAATACAAAGATAAAAGAATATACTGATACTCCTACAATTGCAAAGAATATTATTTTAACGCTTAAATCATTTTTTAAGGCTTTTAAAGATAATCAATCAACATTAAATGATATATCTACAGAAGCAACAGAAAAAATAGCAGAAGTTCTTTTTGGTCAAAGCGCATTTAAATTTTTAGGACTTAAAGTTGGAAGAGATAAACCTGGAATATTAGAACCTATTTTAAAATTTACAGAAGTACTAGTACAATACGCTAAACTAGGTGCTAATAATGAATTACCTATTGAATTTGATGAAAAAGGAAAAGTAATCAAATCAATACCGATAGAAACAATTGCTACAAATATGGTTACAGGAATTTCTTCATTTTTAAATGCATTTAATACTGCTTTTTCTGCTCCCGGAATTGTTGATAATATAAGTAAACAATCCAAAAGTATGGACAAAGCGTTAGGTAATTTTTCTTCAGTAATTACAAAATTTGATGATTTAGCAAAATCTTTGACAAGTATAGATAAATTATCTGAATCAATAGGTTCTTTAGCAACCAATATCGGAAATCTTGTAGTTAATATGGATAGTTTAAAAACTGATAATTTAGAAAAATTAGCAAAAATTGCAGCTCAACATGCAGTAACTACACAGGGCGTAACTATTAATACTCAAGGTGCAACAACCACAGCAACATCGGGCCTAGCAACAGGCCAACCCGATTGGGATATAATTGCAGATAAAATTGGTAGTAAAATTGCTGAAAAACTATCTTCTCAAAATACAGGAGAATTTCAATTCCGTTTCATGGATACAGATGCTGGTAATTTAAGTATTAAAAGATAATTTTTCATATTCTTTTAACAAGCTCTTAAAACTATTATTATATTTTTCATATAATATTTAAAATTGTAAGATATATAATGAGTACTATAGCATCACAAATTGGAGATATAGAAAATATTGATTTAATGTCTGTTTACAACGCCGATTATGAATATCATAAACTTTTATTAAATATTCTTGTAAAAGGCGTTTGGAAAGATAATAGAACAGGCATTAAAACGTTATCTTTATTTGGGCCTCAACTTACATTTAAAAATATAGAAAATAAGTTTCCTTTAATTACAACTAAAAAAATTCATTGGAAAAGTGTTGTAGGAGAACTACTTTGGTTTTTAACAGGAAACACAAACAAATTTGTTCTTAAAGAAAAATATGGATGTAGTATCTGGGATGAGTGGGGAGATAATTTAACTGGAGAATTAGGACCAGTTTATGGAAAACAATGGGTTGCTTGGAAAGATTATAAAACTAGATGGGTTGATGCAATAAGTGGTCCCGGAATGACTATGTCAATCTATATTAATCAAATTCAAAATATTATTAATAAATTAAAAATAAACCCCGATGATAGAAGATTAATTGTAAGTGCTTGGAATGTTGCTGATATTGAAGACATGGCATTACCCCCTTGTCATTATATATTTCAATTATATAGTGCACTATATCCAAAAGAACAGAAGCGTCGACTAAGTCTCAAAATGAACATGAGAAGTACTGACATGTTTTTAGGAGCACCGTTTAATATAGCTTCATACGCATTATTACTTATGTTAATTGCAAAAGAAGTAGATATGATACCACAGGATTTAATAATAAGTTTTGGTGATGCACATATATATGAAAATCATTTTGAATATATTAAAGAACAATTAACAAGAGGAACTACATCAATTCCTTATGTAACATTAACTCCTTTAAATAAAAGCATATGGGATATAACAATGGAAGATATATCTTTACAAAAGTACAATGCACATCCTAATTGGAAAAATATACCAGTAGCAGTTTAAATTTTAAGATAATGAAAAAAGAAAAATTTAAATTAACTAAATTTTTTCTAGATAACATTAAAAGATCTAGAAATAAAATGTATTATTATATGAATAAATTAGAACACATAAATGAAATAGATAAATGTGTTAATTGTGGATGTGAAACTCCTTATTTTATAAATATACATATAGATCTTAGAAATTATTATGTAAAAGGTGCTGGACAACTTTGTAAAGATTGTTATGATAAAATATATAATTAAAAATGTTTGAAAAAATTTGGAATGCAATAAAATTATTTATAATTAACCATAAATTACATTATTGGTTAGAAAATAATTTTTTATATTTAGCAGGAGTAGGTATGATATTAATAATTATTTTAATTATATTACTAATAATAAAAATAAATAAGGATATTAAAAAATTAGATAAAGAAAAAAGAAAAAGAGATAAACAAATTCTTAAATTTTTAAGTGATAAAAAAAATAAAACATATTAAATTATATGGGCAGAATTAAATCTTTGGCACTCACAATAAATGCGTTTGACGCATCAGAACTTTTAGAATCATTAATATTAGAAATTCGAGATCAAGTAGATTGGGTAGCAGCATTTTATCAAAAAAAATCTTATTGTCAAAATCCTATGGATTCTGCTGATATGGAAGAATTGCAACGATTAAAATCAATTGGTTTAATTAGTGAATTGATTGAATTTATACCCGATTTTACTCGAGAAACACGACAACAAGAAACGGATAAAAGGAATATGGGAATTAATATAATGAGAGAAAAAGGGTATTCTCATATTTTAAATATCGATGCTGACGAATTTTATGATAAAGATCAATTTAAAGAAGCTAAGCAACAAATTAATGAAAAAGGCTGGCCTATTACATATTGGAGTTATGTTAATTATTATAGAGATTTTGAACATTATTTAGTTTATCCGTTTAGGCCATTTGTTCCAGGCATACATTCTACTTACTTTACATATACTTTCAACGGGCCAGCTCCAGGACCCACAGATCCCACTCGGCGTATCTTAAATCCGATGAATATAGGTACATACCTTTTTCCAGATGAAGTGATTAGAATGGGTCACGGTGCATGGGTTAGAAAAAATATTCGTAAGAAACTTGAAAATTGGAGTGCTAAAGATCATTTTCCAAAAGAACTAATAGATAAAGCAGTTGAAAGATGGGAAAATTGGAAAGAAAATGATGATGGAACATGTCCAGATGCAATCATGTTGTTCAACGTTCCGGAAAATAGTGTACATGTAAATAAATTAAAAATACCTATTCATAAATTTAAAGTACCTTGGTTAATAGAAAAAGAAGCTTAAGCTTCTTTTGTTTTCAATGTTAATGGTATATTTAATTCTTTACATTTTTTTCGAAATTTCCAATCTAGACTATGAATAGTTCTAGCTCCTATATTACCATTATAAATCCAACGGCCTTGATTATCCTGAAAAGTAATATAAATCATTTTTCCTGGGCCTGACGTTGAAAATCGTATATTATATTTTCCTAATTGTGCTCTTGCGAATGTCATCCCCATCGAAGCATTAGGATCATTTTTAACATAAATATCATATTTTCTATTAAAGAAAAATGCAACTGTATATCTACTTATTTTTTTTAATGCATCTAATGTTTCAATAACTTCTGAAAAATCTAGATCTTCTACATCAAAATTTATATAATCATTAAGTTTTTTATAATTACTTTGTAATTCTATAAATTCAGGATGACCAATACCCATATCATGAATAGCATCTGAATCTTCAGTAAATTTTTCATTTATGAATTTTGCTCTCATCGATTGTTTTTATATTTTAATTCTTCTATGGATTCAGCAACAATTTTAGGATTTTCTTTCATAGCTGCTTTAATTCTTTCTTTTCTTTTGCTAGGAACATTATCAGTTGCATCAAAGAAATAATTTACAGGCTCAGGAATAACAAGCGTAACTGTTAAAGGATCAACTTTTACCATATTTTGTGTTGCTTCATCTTGCACAACATAATATTTAATAGCTCCACTATTTGTTATGATAATTTTTCTAACTATACCTTTTATTTCTTTTATTTCAGGAGTTGCATTAGATCTTACAGCATTTGCTTTAACCACAGAACCAATTTGTACTTGTTGTGTTTGATCAGGAGTTAAAGTAGGAAGTTGTTCTAATGTATGATTAAGAGGTTTAATTTCATAAGTATACATCATGTTAGGACCACCTAAATTATTAGCACCACCAAAACCGCCTCTTGACGTCCCACCCATACCACCACGAAAACTGTTCATTGAAAATCCTGCGCCGTAACCTTCTTTTATCTTTTTAACTTTCCTTTTTTTCATATTATCATCTGATAATTTTTCATCTATATGATATATATTTCTAGAATTATTAATTAAATTTTCTTTAATACTTTTTTTATTAATTAGATCTCTAAATGGTCCAGATTGAAATTCAGAGTCAGCTGAATAATCTTTAATAGTTATATATTTTTGGTAATAATAATTTAATTTTTCCCAATATTCAGTAAAAAATATTTCATGCGATCCCGTATTATTAATAATATCTTTTATATCTTTAACATTTAATATGTATTGCGCTACAGTATATAACCACTCATAAAATTCTTCCTTTGTATTAAATGATCTTTTTACGTATAATCCTATACCCATATCTTTAATAGGATCTGATTCATCAGTAAATTTTTCATTTATGTATTTTATAGGTCTCATTATAGTTGAAGAATCACAAGGATCCGAAGATCCTTGTGATTCTATTTGATAATTTTTGATATTTTAATGTCCCATGACATCTTCTCTACTTCCAAATTTTATTTTTCCGAATGCTTGTCTAAACATATCCATAGCTGGTTTGTATTTTTCTTTACCCTTTATGTCTCCAGTTTCTTCATGTATATAAGGATGTGTTTCTACTATAAGCCATAATGCTTTAGCTGCTAAAGAAGGATCTTCTAATTTTATGAAATATTCAATATAATTTTCGAGTTCTTTTGGCTTTAATTTCATATCTTTAGAAGCTGAACAAGCTGCTCCAATTAAAGCATTTGATTGTGCAACATCATATCCTGTTCCTTTTTTCTTTGGCATAGGTGCTTTTTTAGGATCAGTAAATATCATCTTAATTTCTTCTGGTCTAAATGATTCTAATAAAATTAAGAATGCAACAAACGCCTCAACAGTAGAAGAGTGGATCGTACCACCTATTACGTTTTCCATATCTGCTCTTGAAAATACAATATCGCCATAATCTTGGCATGCGCCTAACATTTTTGAAAGTGCTTCCCATGTACGAGGTGTCGTATTAACTTTTACAGTATTATCAAAGAAATAATAATGATCTCTATTAAAATCTACAAATGTAAGAATTCTATCATCTATTTTTGCGCCTTTACCCCATTCAATCCATTCATCAACGCCTGGAACAAAATTCCAGTGTTGCAAACGATTTGCAAGTGCAGAACCCATTTCTGTTTGACCGCCTTCAGGATCATCTAATTGTCGGTTAGATGCACATATAATAGCCCATTTACTTCCTAATTTTCTATCTCCAATTATTCTTTCATCAATTAATTTTAAACATGTATTCTGAACTTCTGGTGTAGCTCTTGAAAGTTCATCTAAAAAAATAATTCCGCCTTCTCCCCAGTTTGCAATATCATTTCTTCTTGCATCTTCTTCAGGATCTTCGGGAGTTGGTTCATATACAGGAAGCCAGTTTTTTGGAATATCTTTTGCTTCTGCGCCGCCGTGATCATATATTTTAATTGATGGTAACGACCAATCGTCGGGCATCATTTTTGCAGTTTGAACATCTATACATCTATGGCCAGCACCTAAAGTTTTGATAACAGCTTTTGTGATAGCAGTTTTTCCAATTCCAGGAGCTCCCCAAATAATAGGTGCCATAAGTAATGGATTTCTGGTTTGCATTAATAATCTTTTAATAAGAAAATCAGCATTTACATTTCTAACTTTATCTTCTCCAGAGTAAGGTAATTTAACTCTTTCTTCATTAAGTTTTTTTCTTAATTTTCTAATACTTAAACTTTCTGATAATTTATGTTTTGTTTTATTTTTTGCAGCCTGTTCTTTATATTCTTTTTGTATTCTTGCTAACATAAGTTCACCGTGTCTATTTTTTGCTAATGAAGGTTCCATCGCTACATCGACATCGTTTGGAATAAAATCAACAAAATTTCCTATATCAGGATCATTACACATTATGCCAATATTTGCTGGTACTACAGCAGGTATAGGTTTATCTTTATAAAATGCAGTAAAAAATTTACCTATTTTTTTAAAAACACCTTGTACGAGGCCCTTTGCTTTGTTAAACCACTGCTTAACATCTATAGCTTCATTTAATTTTTTACCATTAACCACCTGTAAGGTTTCTTCAATCGATTCAGGAACTAATTTTCTCATAGTATTATTTATTGTTATTTTTATTATATATTAAAATTTACATTTCGCCAATTGATGTTTTTATAGCTTTTCCAAATGGAGCGGCCCATCCATCATTATCATATATTACCCAAATAAATTTATTTGCGTATTTTGGAGTTGCTGGATTTGATGCGTAACCATCAGTTAAAAATATACAAAGGTTAATTGCATCATTATAATTCTTTTTTATCCAATCTAATGGTTTCTGGAAATTTGTTCCACCGCCGCCTTTAATATTTTTAGGTTTCCATACTTTTGTACCTCTTTTAACAGTTTGTACTGAGCCTGGATCTACTCCATCATCAAAGAATAAAATAGTTATTTCTTTTATCCTTTTTGAGAATATTATATCATTAACTTCTCCGATAATTCTATCAAACGTATTTCCATGAAACATTGAACCAGATACGTCAACACAAACAACTACTTTTTTGATTGCATCTTTTTTAGGTTTTTGACCACGTTTTAAATATTCATCACTTTTGTATAAGTGTTTTTTAGCTCCAAGCCTATATTGTTTTTCAGGAGATAATGCAGTTCCAACATATATTTTTAATAATGATTTCCACATAACAGTTCCTTTAAGAAGTTTTCCTAATTTTTGAATTAAAGAATCACCTCTTCCGCTGCCTGCTTGTTTAAGTTTTTCTGCTGATTTAATAATATCTCTTGCATTAGCTTCCCATTTAGATCTTCCGTCTTCACCTGTACGTATTTCATCATCATCATAGCCAGAAGCTCGAGCAATTTGTTCTCCTGTTCTAGTATCAATTATACCGCCACTTCTGCCTTGATCAGAATTTTCTAATTTTCGATGTATTCTTTTATTTTCACCTTCTACATCTTCTTCTGGTTGTTGAGAAGTTGGTTGTGCTGCGCCCTTTCCCGCGCCTTTAGCAATTTGTTTTGCATCTTTTACATCGCCACTTGCGTTTGTACTATCAGGAGCTGGCGCATTTTGTGCTTTTTCACTTTCTGCTTTATCTGCTTCTGAACTTCCACTTCCACTTCCTTTTCCTTCGCCAGCATCACTAATAGGAGTTATTTCTCCCTTAGTATAACTTTTTTCATTTAATAATAGTCTTGGAAAATAATTTTCATTTATAATATCTACTTCATAAGTACCATCAGCGTTTACTTGTGTAACTTGGCCTTTTTGACCAGTTGCTTTAATTTTAACTTTAGTGCCTACCGCAATATCGTTATTCCCTTGGCCTTGCCCTTGACCCTGTCCTTGACCTTGACCTTGTCCTTGCCCTTGACCTTGCCCTTGACCCTGTCCTTGACCCTGTCCTTGGCCTTGACCCTGCCCCTGGCCTTGACCTTGACCAGCACTTGGAGGCGGAGGAGGTAATTTAGGCATATTTTTTAATATATCATGATAAATTTGTTCAACGGGAAGATTTAAATATTTTTTATCATACAGTCCTTGAATTTCTTCCAAAACAAATTTTTCATCAAAATCATCTGTAGTATCTACAATTATAGGATTAATCTCTAGATCTGCTGCGATGTTAAATATTTTTTGATCAAACCCTTCTCCTCTTTGCATATGCATAAATATACAATGCATAATTTCATGAATTATAACGAAAATTTTTCCCATCCATGAAAGACCATCAGCAAATTCTGGATTAACAAATAATCTAACTCCATCTGTTGCCATAGTAGGTACTAGCCATGTATAAATAGTCGGATTCATTTCATGTACATAAGGACGATAAAGAGGAGATTGTGTAACTATTTTATATTTAGCTTTTTCCATCTCTTCTTTTACTTTCTTGACATTTATAACTTTTCCAGTATAAGGAGATACTGCTTCTTCCATATCTTCAATTTTTGCACCCATAGGTATAGAAGGTAAAGGTTTTTTTGCTTCATCCAAGGTTACTCCAGATTTAAGTTTATATAAAAAATCTTCTAATAATGGATAATAATTTTCGTTCATATTTTTTATTTTTTTATTTAAATTTCTTTAATTATATTGCCTTTTACTTTACATTTATTTTTTATAGTAGTTTCTGACAAAATCTGTGACGGTGAATAATGTATATCACCATATACTTCTTTTGGAAAATATTGTAAGGTTGTTATAGGATTGCTACATATTGATAAATTTCCTTTTATTATAGAAGGAATATATTCTAGCGTACTTAATTCATTATTATTTATATATAAAGATTCCCCTATAATTTCTGCTATACCTTCTAATGATTTTAAATTATTATAACTTGCACCATAACTCTGTTTAACTACACGTGGACCAAATTGTAAATCTTTTAAATTATTGTAGCTACACATAAAAGATCCCGTTACACTATATGGACCACCTTTTAAACTTGTTAATTCATTATTATCACAATGAAATCCTCCAGATATATGATTAAATTTTATGTAAACTGGAAAATCAGTAAATCCTTTATCTGAAAGAAGTGTAGTATGATAAACATTAATTGAAAATTTTTTTGTAAATCTATAATCATTTATTCCTGCATTTTTTAACCATTCTTCAATACGGGATTTTAAACCAATACCCATATCTTCAATAGGATCTCCGTTTTCAGTAAATCTTAAATATTGATTATATAAATGTTCTTTTAATAATTTCATATTATAAAATTATCATATATTCTATTTGTACTGCAAATGTTTGTGGATTAAATAAATAAAATCCTGTAATTAAATTTTCAACATTTGAATTTTCTGGATCTTGCGCTGCTAACCATATTTTTAACACGCCGACTTTTTCCCATTTGTTATTTGATTGTACATAATCTAAATAATCAGCAGCACTCATTGTATCATCAGTACTAGCGCCATTTAACCCTACATCAACCGCTTTGTAATATCTAAGATAAGCATCAGTATTTCCGGTGCTTGGTTCAAAATAAACTAAATAATCTGGCGCATGATTAATATCTATGTACATAGAAGATTGATCAGTAACAGAATTTGGGTAAGTAATTTTTAATACATATCCCAACATTGCTCCATTAGGATATTTAAAAGCAGGAATATTAGATGACGTATCTTCCGCTAATATACTATTTGTACTGGTATCAAACTGAAATAAACTTACATCTAAAGAAGTTATATTATAATTATATCCTAATACATTCGATGTAAATGATAATGCACTTGGATCATATGAAGCACTTACAGTTATTCCTCTATTATCAAATTCTATATTAAGTGCATTTTCTATATTTATTTGATTAGTATAATCAGCAGTTACATATATTGAGTCTTGATAATACCTAAAATTTTTGTAATAATTAATGGACATATCAACACTTAAATAATATTGATGATTTGAACCAGTATATATTACTGATGCATCAAAGGGAAATATTTGAACTTTACTAGAAATACCTCTAGTTAAACCTTGTACAAATATTACTTCTCCGGGTTGTAAAATTTTAGTTTGTTGTACCCATCCAGTAACAGGCTGCAGTATGTCCCCCAATGACATCGACATTATGATATCACTTCCAGATATTACTCCAACTTGTTGATTTGGTAAAAATTCAAAAATTGCTGAATCAGATTCACCTGGACATTGTGGTAAATCTGGATTAACATAATCATTAGAAGTATTATTATTAAATAAGTCAGTGGACATAATTATTTAATTATTTTATTTATTTATTCAAAATTTAATCAAAGAAATTAAACTTTTTATTTTGATGATAAATCTTTTGCAAATAAATCATATTCTTTTTGTCTTCTAATAATTAAACCAGGATATTTTTTTGAAATACCCGATAATTTTATATTTTTTGCAGCCATTATATGATTATTATCTTTTAAGTGTTTTATAAATTCAGTTTGTCTAAATCTAGAAATTCCCATATTATATGACATAGAAACCATTGCGTTAAACATATTCTGAGTTATTTTTATGTCTTTTCCTTCGGCCTTCCATTCTTTGAACATTCTTTTAATACCATTTTCAGCTTTTTTAATATCAAGTGCAAATAATTTATTAGCTTCATTTAAAGTAATAATTTCTCCTAATTTGTATTTAGAAGTTCTTATAGGTTCAGCGTGTCCATAACCAACAGTTATCATACCATCATTCTTTTTAATGAGTTTACCTTTTTTATCTTTAATAGTATAATTTATTATATATGGCATTAATTTTAATTTTTCGCTTTCTTTTATAGAATTTTTTGCTTCTTCAGATGTTTTTACAGTTGCAATATCTATAGCCATTTCTACTATTTTATATGTTATATTATTTTTAAGTATAGAAAGAGGTTTAATATTTGTTATTTTAGTTAATTCGGGAAAGGATAATTTTTCGTTTTTAAGAATTTTTGATTTTATATTATCAATTGTATAATGCGAAACTTCTGCCCATTGATTATTTTTAATTACAAAATTAGATAATAATATTACAGCCAAAATACTTGCTATATATTTTTTTAATTTTGAATTTGTTGTTTCATTGAATTTTTTTATTAAATTGTTTAATAATATTTTTTTATTTTTTATTTTATTTACTATATTTCGTATTTTTTCAACATTAAATTCTTCATTAATAGATTCTAATAATATATTTTCATATAAAAGATCATTATTAGCAATATTATAGATTTTAAAATATTCTATAGATTCATTTAAAGTTGTTGAAACAAGACGCATTTCTATTTTATTTTATTTATTCAAAATTTAATATGATATTTGTATTTATCTCATAAAAAAAGAGGCTTAAGCCTCTTCTAAATTCTATCAAAATTTGTGTGTTCTCCGGGATTTACGGGAATTCCCCATTTGTCTACATTTTTATTTAATTTTTTTTTACTTCAGGTAACTTAGGAATTGCCTTTGCATCTATAACTTCTACACCTCCATTAATATAAGGTGTAAGTACTTCTGGTAGCCCTAGAATTGATTCTTGTGCAATATCTTCATCTTTATTAGTTTCTATAATAGATTCCTTTAGTTTAGCTTTATCTATGCTCTCGAGTAATTTAATTACTTCTTCACCTTTTGAAGGTTTCATTATTTCATCAAGATTTTTAATTGTTTGAGTTGTGCTTTTTCTTTTTAGAGGATCAATTGATCTATTTTTTCTTTGTTCTTGCGGGACGCTTACGTTTTCCTCTTTTTGTAAGAATCCCTGTTCTTTTTTTGGCTCGGCCGCAGTTTCAGTTTGTTTAGGCGGCCGACCTCGTTTTTTAATAATTTTTTCTGGTTCAACAAAATCTTTTTCAAATTCATAAGATAATAATGGATCAACGTCTGGTGTAATACTTACTAGCTGTGGAGCAATTAACTTAGGAGTTAATCTTTCAGCTTCTTCATCTAATTCAGCATTTAATTCAACATTTTGTTTTAATAATTCATTTTGTAATTCTAATTGTTTTTTAATTTCTTCTTTATCTTTAGTTATATCAGGCTCAACATTTGTTAAATCTATAGGAGATAATGTTTCTTTAACTCTTTTTTCAACTTCATTAACTATTATTTTATCTACTTCTTCATCCGGAACACTTCCTACTTTTTTATTTGTTTCTTCATTTTCTTGTTCTCTGGGAATTAATATATTGATTTTTTGAGCAACTAATGCTGTAAGACCAAGAGCAACTATAGGTAAAAGTGCCCCCTGTAGCCAAGATATTATAACTTGATACATTTCAGGATTTGCTGCTTGCACACCAAAAAGAATGGATTTTTGAAAATATTGCCAATCTAGATTACCAGATGTCATTATGTGTTTAAATGAAGAAAAAACATTACCTGTTATTTGCAATCCTGTCAAGAGAATCATAAGAATCCAAGGTAAAAATTTTTCATCTCCTTTTTTGGCCATCAATATAGAAAATAAAACGCTTGATTGCCCTACTTCAAATGCAAGTGCTAATAAAATAGCAAGCGATGTAGTATTAGCCATTTGAAAAAAGGTTATTGCATGTAATGTTGATACAAAACCTACACAAATATATATGATAAGAAATGTAAGTATTAATCCCCAATAAAGTCCTTTATTTGTAATTTTAATTTTTGATAATCTCATAATCTTAATTATTTTTTTCTGGCTGTATCTAATGATGCTCCTTTAACATTTATCGTTGTATTAGCTTTCATTTTTTCAGCAACAGATTGAACTGCTTCGGCTCTTTTATTTGCTTCTCCTGCTCTTTCGCTTTGTAATCTTAATTCAAATTGAAGTTGATTTATAGTTGCAGTAGTTTCTTTTTCTAACTCATTGCATTTTTTATTTAAAGAATCTATAATATGAGTATATTCTTTTTGAACTATGGTAATATTCATATTACGATTACAACTTTGTATTGATTTAAAACATAATAATAAAAATAAACAAAGAGCTATCCACTTCATATTTTTTGTAAAAAAACTTTGAGGAGTAACCATATTATTTTAATTTATTTATTTTATAATTAAAAACTATAAAAGTTTTAACGAATATAACTTATATATCAAACTAAAAAATGAAAATTATGAATCATCAAAATATTTATGAATCTATAATTCAGAAAGCTAAATCTGAAAATAGAATTAAATTAAGAAAAAATCAAGAAAATTATGTTTATTATGAAAATCATCATATAATTCCAAAATGTTTGAATGGTAGTAATGAAGAATATAATAAAGTTTTATTGACTGCAAGAGAACATTATGTATGTCATAAATTATTAACATATATTTATCCAAATATTAGAGGGCTAGTATTAGCGTTGCAAAGATTTAGATATTCAAAAAAATTAAAGTTGTATAATTTAACATCTAGAGATTATGCATTTATCAAAAAATTAATATCTTCAATTCCTATGGAAGAAAAAACAAAACAAAAAATAAGAAAGCCAAGAACAGAAAAAACAAAACAAAAAATGAGAAAATCTCATAAATCTTTTTCTCTAGAAGCAAGAAAGAATATGAGTAATGCGCATAAAGGAATAAAACATTCACAAGAAACTATAAGAAAACAAAGTGAATCTCGTAAAGGAAAACATTATATTAAAAAAAATAAACATTGTTGGATGTTTAGCATGAAATTAAATATATCTCTTTTAGTTAAAGAAAATGAAATACAAGAATATTTAGATAATGAATATCTTCTAGGAAGATTAGTATCTATAAATACTCGAAAACAAATGAGTAAATCCCGAAAAGGAAAAAAACATTCTGAAGAAACAAAGAAAAAACAAAGTGAAATTAAACTGGGAAATAAAAATCCATTTTTTGGAAGAAAACATTCGGCTGAAACAATAGAAAAATTTAAAAAAAGAATACCGTGGAATAAAAGAAAACTATAATTTTTAGTTTTGTTTATATATCATTATAAAAAATACTTTGATTATTTTTTAACTACTTCAGGCTTAACTTTTTCATCTTTAGTAGGTTCAATTACTACTGCGTTACCTTCTATTTTTTCTGTTATAGGTTCTTCTTCTTTTTTAGGTTCTAACTCAGCTAAATAGAAACCTTGGCAGGCAGCTGCCCACTTTTCTTGAAGATATTGCAAATCTTTTAATTGTTTTCTTGCTTCTTCAATTTTTGTTCCTACAACTACTCCAATTTTTGCATATTTATCAGCTTGTGCTTCAAAATCTTTTGCAAGTCTAAGGCCTGTTCCACCTGGATTTGCTAACATATATGCACAAAATTCAAGCGCTTGATACCCTAATTGCAACGCAGTGTTTTCATCTGCAAGAGACATAGTTTTTTGAAGTTCTAATTCCATTTTAAGAATACCCATCCATTCTGTTTTTGACCAAAATGCATATTTATTCATAAAATCAATAAGGTATAATCCTACATCATTAGATCCAAATTTTCCAGGTTCGCTTATAATCCATTTCTTTTCATCAAAATCTTTTAAAGCTACTTGAAAATCTTGTTTATATTGTTCAACTTCTTCAGGAGTTGGCTTATTAACTTCTTTTTTTGTTTCTTCTCCATCTTTAACAACTGTTAATACAGTTTTTTCTTTTTGGTCTTTCATTTTTATAAATTTATTTTAATTTAAAAAACAATAGTTATTTATTTTTATATAATATAAAATTAAAGATAAAAAGTTTTATGAATCATCAAAATATTTATGAATCTATAATTAAGAAAGCACAATCTCAAAATAGAGTTAAGTTAAGGAAAAATCAAGAAGATTATATTTATTATGATGATCATCATATACTTCCAAAATGTTTAAACGGAACAAATGAGAGAGAAAATTTAGTTTTATTAACAGCAAAAGAACATTATGTTTGTCATAAACTATTAACTTATATTTATCACGAAAACCGAAAAATAGCTTGTGCATTTCATAAAATGTCATTTAGTAAAAGATATGGAACTATTATTTCTTCCAGAGATTATGAATACGCAAGAAAATTACTTAGTATAATACCTGTATCAGTAGAAACATGTAAAAAATTAAGTAAAGTAGGAAAAGGCAGACCTTCTAGTAAAAAAGGAAAAAGTTTTGATCAATTATTTTCAGAATTATACGGTGAAGAAGTTGGCTTACAAAAATCAGTAGAATTAAAACAAAAAATAAGAGAAAACTCTAAAGATAGAAAATGTTCAAAAGAAACAATCGAAAAACATAAAACACATATTCCATGGAATAAAGGTAAAAAAGATTGTTTTTCTAAAGAAACATTGGAAAAAATGAGTAAATCGCACTTAGGAATTAAATGTCATGATGAAGAATTTAAGAAACACCTCGGGATTAATAATGTTTTATATAAAACTGGAACAACTCATTCATCTCAAACAAAGGAAAAAATGCGTATGTCACAACAAAAAAGAAGGGAAAGAGAAAAATTATAATATTAGATAATCATTGCCATTTTTATAATGATATTCTTTAACCAATTCGCAAAATTGTTGTTCATATTTTTTTAATTCTAAACCAGATAATAAAATTTCTTGTAAAATATCATTTTGTTTATCTACGCATAAAATTGAAGCTCTGTTACAAACTATATTTTTTTCTTTATACATTTCTCGTATACAATTTGAATAAGCTCCCAATTGTAAAAAGTATTTTAGTTCCTTTGTGCTTCCTTTTTTAATTTTGCCGTTGGAAGATTTAAAATCGGTTAAAGAAAGACCAAATAATTTATCTTTGTAAAGAATATCTAATTTTCCTCGATAAAATAAAGATGGAGAGTATATTCCCATCTCTATTGCTAATATTTCAGAATATTGTGCACAATATTCTGAATAATAAAATTTATAAAAAAGATTTCTTCCTTCTTCTATTTTATCTTTAGGAATATTATCTATTTCTAATAATTTTGGGCTCTCTACTTGTGTATATTTTAATGCTTCTGAAATATCTTTAGAAGAAGAATATTTTTCTACAAAATTTTCAATAAAACAATGCATTGCCGATCCTCGGTTACCAGCGGAAGTCATTATTTGATCAGCTTTAATTTTTCCTACACTTGCAACAAATGCATCCCATTCTGGATCTGCAAGCATTTCACCAATTACAGTAGATACTGAGGGTACTTTAATCTTAAGGACTGCTTCTGGCAGTCCGTAAGATCCTTTTATCCATGTAATTTTATCTAAATCAAAGTTAAAAGCCATTTAATAAGAGTGGGTATAATGTTAAGCTTAATAATAACTATTACCAATAATGTAGTGGTAATAATGAATTTTAATAACCATATTATTGAAAACTTATTAAAATTAAACCTATATACAATTAAATATGAAAGTGTAGGATTTCCTTTATCATCTTCAAATTGATTAAATTCACAATTAAGACATTCTGCAAAACCTAAATTTTCATCTAAATAACGATTAAGAGGATTTAAAGTTTCAAGCACCTTTGTACGTTTAACAACTTCAGGTAATGGAGAATCAGATTCTTCTAAATTAACAGTTACAAAAATGTCATATAATTTAGTACGTTCAAGCTTCCATTTATTATAATTTGATTTTGGATCAGATTCTTCTCGTCTAATTGTACGTATCCAATCTGCATAATTTTCAAAATCTCTATAGACTTTCATCCACCCCCAATTATGAGGTTTAAACCAATCAAAAAATTTCATTTTTATTCTTCATTATTTCCAAAATAAGAATCCACTAAATCTGGATATTTTTTATATAATATTTCTGCAACATCTTTTCTGGCTTTTCTAAGTCTTGTTTTAACAGTAGAAAGATTCCATCCCAAATCATCGGCAATATCATTTAATTGTTTTTGATTAAGTTCCCTTTCAACCATTACAGTTCTATAAGGTTCATTTAGATTATTTATTGCCGAAATAGATACATCATAAAGTTGTTGAGTTAATTCTTCACCGCTCGGCCCTACACATTCTGTATTCATAACAAATACAGGATTATACATTTGAAGCAAACGTGAATTATTACTTAAATATTTGTCATATGATAAATTTTTATTTCCATTTCTTATAATACCAAGAGCTTCATTTTTTGCAATTGCATATACCCAAGTTGAAAAATTGTATTGAGGTTTATACTGTTCTATTTTTTCCCAAACAGTAATAAAGGTTTGAGAAGTTACTTCTTTACTCAAATCTCTATCTTTAACGTATTTATATGCAAATGAAAGAAGTCCGGGTCTTAATCTATTAACTAATATTTTAAATGTTTCGTTATTTTTATTTTCTATAAATTCTAATGCTAATGTTTGAATACTTGAGCCTTTTTTAATCATAAATTTCTCTTTTTATTTTTAATTAAATTATATGTATATATGTTGTGTATTTATGCTAATCCGAAATAACTTGTTCCACAAGGTTTCCTACATTTTTCATAAGTCCTTCCACTTTTACAAATGGAAATTGTCCTATAGCATTAATTATTTGTGTAAGAGTTTGATGATCCATGATTTCAACATCTATTGCATTAATAAGTCCAGCTATTTCATTAAAAGGCCTATCACCAATTGATTGTAAAAGAGCCTTTTTAAATTCAGGTTTAATTTTATAAGTTGGAACATATGCATTAGTTTCAACCTTTTGTGTTGCATCTACTGCAGGAGATACGGCTGGTGGTGTTGTGATCTGATTTTTGTTTTCCATAATAAATGTTATTTTAATTTAGTTTTTTATTTATATGTAAAAAAATTTAAAAAGTTTTTATATATTAATATAATATATTTTAGTGTTAATTTCAATTAAAAAAGTTAATCTTTTGTTATATTTTTAATATATGACCGAGATTAGTTAAATGTTTTAATCTAGTATCTACATCTGATTTAATAATCATACTTCTATCTGTTATAACACCAGATTTTGTTCTATAAGTTATAACATAAATAAACCAATCATCATTTGCATCTTCTATGAATACCGTTGTTTGAGAGGAATGGGTTTTTGTTAAAATATAAAGTTTATTATGATTAGCGTAATCTTTAATATTTTCAACTGCTTCTTTTTTTTGTTTTTTTATAGGTTTTTTGTACATTATTTTGGTATTAACATCACTTTGTCTAAAATATGTTTATATCTTTCAAAAAGTTCTTCAGGGGAAAATAATTTTAATGCTAGTGATTGCGAACCTGCTAAATGTATTTCTATAGAACAATTAACAATTTCAAAATTTTGATAACTACTTAACGAAAGATAATTATTTCTTACTCTTTTCTGAAAATTTATATCAATTTCATGAATATCGGTTTTCCCATCTAAATACTTTCTATCAGTGCCTTCACGTTTATTAGCTAAGCGTTCTTCTATAAATGGGATAGGCACATCAAAAAATATGTTTAAATCTGGATACGGTAGTTCTAAGAATCCAAATTCAAATTCATCTATCCATTCTTTTATAATTTGTGACTGAGCATCGTTATCGTATTTAGCTCCTTGATATGCCATATTGGAAAATACATAACGATCTAAAAGAACAACATCATTATTCATTAATTGTTTTTGTAATTCTGGAAGATATAAAAATCTATCCATTGCGTACATATTAGCGACAAAAATTGGATTAACTTTATCAATATTTCCATATTCTCCCTTTAGATATGCAGCAATTACATTGCTAGCTTCGTTATTTCCGTATATAGGGAAATGAAGGTATTCATATTTATATTTATGTTCTTCTAAATATTTTTTTATTAATTCTATTTGTGTTGATTTTCCTACACAATCACAGCCTTCACATACAATTAATTTTGCATTATACATATTAATAAAATATTAAGAGTTTTTATTATGAGTTATATTGTTTATATTTTCAAATATTAAACTAATTGAAAGTCCTATACATAAAAGACTCCAAAATTTCCAATCTGTATGGAAAATTAATTTTAAACTATACCCAAATACAAATGATTTAAAAAGAAACATACAAATAAAGAATATTGAAGTAAATAAATCAGATAAATACGGTAAGTTATTCTTATCTGTTTCTTTTAATGGCGAGATTTTTTTATTTTTGTAATTGTTTAGTTTATCACCTAAAGAATTATTTATTAAAGTCATTTCTTTTTTGTTTTAAGATCTAATTTTTTAACTTTCGCTTCGCCACCTTTTTCTTCTTTTTCTTTTGATTCACCGGCTTCATGTTCTTCTTTCTTTTCCTTTTCTTTAGATTCGCCAGCTTCGTGTTCTTCTTTTTCTTCTTTTTCTTCGGATTCGCCAGCTTCGTGCTTAACATGTTCCTTATTCTTTATATCTCCGACTTCATCTTTAGATTTCGAAGTTTCATCTTTATCGCCTTCTCCTTTTTTAAAATCAGGACTTGCTTTTTTAGCGTCAAGAGTATTAACGGGTTTTTTCTCTCCCTTTGTGTCAGCAGTTTTTATTTCGCCAAACATTCCCGGTTTAAAATCTTTAACCGATTTAAGATCTGTTTGAAGATCATATCCAGGTTCAAATTCGGCTCCACCCATTTTCATTTCAACTTTAACTTCAACTTTTCCTTTTTGAAATTCTTTTTTCAACCAATTATATGATTTTACATTGGTATCAGGAATAACAATGCCTTCTTGATTAGATAAACCTTCTCCGCCATCCATCATTTGTGTAGATTCTTCATAAAGTTTTTCTAAATAATCATCGATGTTAAATTGTCCTGCTTTCATAATATTTCTTTTATTTTATATATCTATCTATTTACTGAAAAAATTCTCATTAGGCCTTGGCATTTTTACTAAAACCCATCTATGTGTTATAGGATTCTTTTTACAGTATTTATGTAATAAACCTGCTTGATTATATGTTCCATAAAGTTGATCTGACCACCATCCTCTAGTTTGTCTTATATAATTCGGCT